TGGGAGTACTGAACCAGCAGTGCAAAAACCTATCGCACCAAAACAAGCAGCTGTTCCTGCCGTAACTGAAGCCGCCTCGGTATCAAACGATAATGCAAATGTTGCTGTAACAGTTGCCGAAAATAAAGAAAAGACGGAATCTTATAAGGTTACTAAAACTCTACCAACAAAAGATACGGGTTCATTTGTTGTTGCAACAGAAACAAAGAAAATATCTGTTAAAGAAACTGTTATAACGGTGAGCACAGATAAAAAATCTAATGTTGCAACTAAAGAAGCTCCTTTCATGAGCGAACGAAAGTTGGCGACGGAATATATCCCAATCAGTAATGTAGAAATTTCTGGTGATTCATTAATAATCAAAAATTTAAAACATAAACCCACTCTCGTTAAAACCGTCTACGTTCACCCCACTGCAAACGAAGCTAATGCGAAACTTCTTGTACTACCAAAAGATGATTTAATTAAATTGGGAAGAAAAATTGCGACTAAGGAAGAATGGAAGGCGGTTAATGCAGCTTGGCAAAAAGAAAAAAAACCACCATACTATCGTAGTAGAAATGGACCACATATGGCAGAAATTTATCCGAGACAGGACACGATGTCACGTGCCAAGGCAACATCGTCACCATCTATCAGTTCGGATGGTAGTGTTACAATTTTAAGTCCAGATATTATACCCAAATCAAATCACCCCGGCAATATTAAAGGTGTTGTTGGATATAAACTACCGAATCGATTTAGATTGTCGGGCGAGATCGTTGAGACAAAGAAATGGAGAGGGCCCTCCGGCAACGGGACGAGAGACTCGAGCCGGAACAGAAGATTCAGAGGGTATGCTGTAGTTATTAGATACGAATATCTTGGTATTTATAAACCAGAGGTTGATCCTGAACCACCGAAACCGACACCAGCCGAAGACCCCGCAGCTTTTGCCGCCGCCGTCGCCGCCGAGGATGCAAAAGACAAAGCTTGGGAAGCTTCAGCTGAAGGAAAGGCATTTTTGAAAGAAGAGGCGGATGACGAAGCTCGGTATCGTGCAGAGCAGGCCGCTGAGGAAGCCGCTTTCAGGGCATCAGGTGGACTCGACGGCATCCCCGGCAGCACATAGAAACATGAAGTGAGCTCAAAAAATAATACCTGACGTAAAGACATAAATACAAACACATATAGAGGAGTTATATTATGGGAAAGAAAAAATCAAGGGCGACACAAACATCAAAGGGTGAACGCAACAACGTAAGCAAAGATGTGAGTAAAGCACTTCGTAGAGATTACTTGCAGAATAACCTTGCACGAACAACTAATCAAGTTAGTGCGTTTAAGAAGGGTAAGAATGTCATGCTGACAATTCCTAACCCAAATACAAATGAGACAAACAAACCATTTGTTCGTGTGAATGCAAAGGACGTTTGGAAGTTTAATAAACCTTATATCATGAAACATAATACATCAGAAAATGTATAAATAATAATAAAGAGGAATACTCATGGGCGCTAAAGACGCATACACTGACGGTACATATCAGGGACAAGAACGAGCTGCTCAACTGTATTCCGATATAGATTTGTTTTTTGGACCTAAGACGGGAACAAATGATATCAACAAGGTAACAGATTTTACGGCCGTCAAACGATCTGTCAGAAATCTTGTTCTAACTAACTTCTATGAGAAACCCTTTCATCCCGAAATTGGTTCTGGTGTGAGAGATATTCTATTTGAGCCTATGACTCCTATCACGGCATATGTTCTTACCATGAAGATAGAAGAGGTGATTGAAAACTTTGAACCAAGGGCTAGACTCGTTGGAGTTACAGCCACACCTAATCTTGATAACAATGCATATAATGTTTCAATTGAGTTTTATGTTGTCAACGCACCCACAGAACTTGTCAACATGGAAGTTCTATTAGAGAGATTACGATAATGGCAGCAAACAGACAGCGACTCAGTGTAACAGAATTTGACTTTGATGAGGTTAAGGATAACCTAAAACTTTTCATGCGAAATCAGACAGAGTTCAAGGACTATGACTTTGAAGGTTCTGGTCTGTCTGCTCTTCTGGATGTCCTTGCATACAATACGCACTATCTTGGTTTCAACGCAAATATGCTTGCAAATGAAATGTTCCTTGACTCTTCTCAACTGAGGTCAAGTGTAGTTTCTCATGCGAAGACCTTGGGATACACCACTCGTTCTGCAACAGCATCTAATGCGGTTGTTGACATTTTTCTTAACACAACGAATGCAAGTGCAACGATGCCAGCAGGAACAGTGTTCAGTGCTAGTGTTGGAGATGAATCTTATCAGTTTGTAACTATATCTGATGTAACTTCATCTAACAGTGGTTCAAACATTGTCTTTGATGATATTAGAATTTATGAGGGAAGTTATGTTTCAAGTCGATACGTTGCTGACACTCAGAATGTTGAACAGAGGTTTCTAATCAATGATGATCGTGCAGATACAACAACCCTTTCGGTTATAGTTCAAAACTCTGCAACGGATACCATACAGACAACCTTTACTCAAGCAACAGATATTTCTGGACTAACCTCTACATCGAATGTATATTTTATTCAAGAAGTTGAGGATGGTCAATATGAAATTTATTTTGGTGACGGTATTTTGGGTTCTGCGATAGAAGATGGTAACATAATTATTATGCAATATGTTGTGACCAATAAGGGTGCAGCTAACGGTGCAAGTACGTTTACCTCTTCTACTGCAATCGATACAGTCAATAGTGTTAATGTTGTCACTGTCTCAAATTCTGCTGGTGGATCAGAACCAGAGAGTATTGAATCTATCAAGTACAACGCACCTCTGGATTATGCATCACAGGGTCGATGTGTTACAACAGAAGATTATAAGACATATGTTAAACAGTTGTTTGCAAACACTCAAGCGGTTTCTGTCTGGGGTGGTGAGGATGGTTCGTTCAATGATGTTTCTGGTGTGTCAGACATTGCAGAGTATGGTAAAGTATTCATTAGTGTTAAGTCAACGACAGGATTAAATTTGAATGAAGTTCAGAAGGCTCAGTTGGTTACTGACTTGGCACCGTTTACTGTTGCATCTATTACTCCTGTGGTTGTTGACCCAGAAACACTTAATCTAATTCTCAATGTTAATTTCAAGTATGATACTAATGCAACATCTAGTACAAAGGAAACAATTGAGTCCTTAGTTAGTAATACTGTGACCTCGTTTAATAATGACAATCTAAAAGTTTTCAGTTCAGTGTTCCGTCACTCTCAGTTTACAGGTTTGGTTGATGATGCAGACCCGTCGATACTTAGTAATATTACCACCGTGTCTTTGGGTTCTCTTTACACACCAAATACTGCTGGTTCATATTCATTTACGGTTCAATTTGGAAATGCATTGTATAATCCACACTCCGGCCACAATTCTGCATCTGGCGGTGTCATTGCATCGACGGGGTTCTTCGTCTCTGGCAATACAAATGAGATGTTCTTTGATGACGACGGCGTAGGTAATCTTCGCATTTACTATTTGGTGAGTGGAGTGAGAACATATTTTTCATCTGCAGCTGGAACTGTTGATTATGCAACTGGTTTGATTTCAGCAAGTCCTGTTTTCATAACTACAATATCTAATGTAGACGGTAATATATCATCTGCGATTAGATTTACTGCTATTCCATCGTCTACTGATATTGTAGGTAAAAGAAATCAGATACTTGAGATTGATACACTTAACACAACAATTGGTGGTAATCAAGATACCATTGCAGTTAATAGCGGAGGTGGTAGTTCTACATTTACTACAACCCCTAGTATCGCATCAACGTCGAGTTATTAATCATGCCTCCTTTTGACATGTCTTGGACCCCAACTCTAGAAAACAAACTCAGCACTCAGATTGATGGTCAATTACCCGACTTCATTGCTGAGGACCATCCGAAGTTTTCTAGATTTCTAAAACACTATTATCAGTTTCTTGAAGCTGGTGAACTTAGAGTTGATGTTAACATCGACAACATTCTATTAGAGATTGAGACATCTACCAATCTTCTTAGTGAAGATGGAACTCTTGTTGTTACAGAAATTGGTTCTGGTTCAACAGGTAAGTTTGCTGAAGGTGAGACAATCAGGGGCGGTACATCCAATGCAACGGCAACTGTTCTTGTAGAAGACCTTGGTAATGAAAACCCAAGACTGTTTATATCTTCCCAACAGTTGTTCGAAACTGGTGAGACTATAACTGGTGCAACCTCTGGTGCGTCTGGAACAGTATCGCAGTATCGTGCAAATCCCGTACAGAATATTCAACAACTGTTGGCTTATGCTGACATCGATAATACTATCTATGACTTTCTTGAAGAGTTTCGTAAATCCTTCATGGAGGGTATTCCGTCAAATCTTGCTACGGGGATTGATAAGAGAAATTTAGAAAAACATATTCGCGAGCTGTATCGCCGGAAGGGTACGAGAGAGGGTGCAAAACTCTTTATGAAAATTCTTCTGGATGAGAATGCAGAAGTGTTCTACCCCAACCAATATATGTTAAGAACCTCTGATGCTGATTGGGACAAACCAACAGTTCTTCGTTGTTCGACAGTTGGTTCATCTGTTCCTAGTGAAATTATTGGACAATCTATTACAGGACAGGACTCGAATGCAACTGCTCTTGTTGAAGACATTACAGTTTTTACAGCCGCCGGTGGTATATCTTATATTGAAGTTCAGATTTCAAATGTGGTAGGATCGTTTCAAGTTGATGAGACTATCTATGCAACGTCCTCTGTACAAGATGTTCGTTTTAACTTTATTGTTAGGCAGATAAACACTACAGTATCTATTACAAATGATGGAACACTGTATCAATCTGGTGACGCGATTGATTTGGACGCATCTATTTTGATTGGTAGTGGTGATGTTTCTGCAACTGTTGGAGACATTCAGACGGGCTCGGTTTCTGGTGTTTTG